TAATAAAGTATGCAAAAATAATTGTATGAACAATTCCCCCGAATCGTTTAAATTGTCAGACAATTTAATACATCTTACTCAAAGCTGATCTGCTCTGTGAGAGCGAAGAAATATAGAAAAAATAAATTAATACTTGACAATTTTAAAAAAGTATGATAATATATAAGTGTAATAAAGAACAGCACTTATAAGAAAAGGAGAATAAAAGATATGACAATCAAATACAGAGGAATTTACAAAGAGAACACAGAAAGAAAGGCGGTTATTACTGCTAAAGGATATGAACTCAAAGCATTGTATAAAATGGTCGAGATATTCGACGACTTAGGGTTTAGCTTTATAGTAGAAGACGATACAGTCACAATATTTATAAAAGATAAAGCTGAGTATTACAAAGTTAAAAGCTTGTATGATAGAAACAAAGTAATTTGTAGATGGCTTACAGATATCGCAGAACAGGCAGAACAGGCAGAACAGGCAGAGGATGGAATTTCTGTAGAAGAACAAAAAAAAGTAACTATTACTTATGAATCTATTGAAAATTGTAGATTTTATAAGCAAGTAGTAATTGAAAATTTAGCTGATTTAGACAGTGAAATCATAAAGTTAGAACATCAAGGTTTTACAGTTATTTGCACTGATTTACAATTATCATTAGATATGTTTACAAATGATGATATCTTTACAGTATACTATAAAGATGAGCAATTTGAATATGAGAGTGATATCACTGCTGGAAGAATGAGAACAGAACTGGTATATGAAGCAATAGCTTTAAAGTTGGAGGGGTTTTTAATGCTTACAGAAAAGACAATAGTTAAATCAGTTAGCAGAATTTTAGAAATATCATATGCTACAGCGAGAGCACTGTTTAAACGTGATATAGATCATATAATAGAAGAAAGTGATAGAACTATAAAGTTTTTAGATTGATGGGCTATAAGCCCATCAACCTGTCAAGTTTTCTACTTATACAAGCTAATTCTAAACAGATACATTCATTATAACGTAATGCGTACTCAGTTCTTGCTTCTCTTGCTTCACGTAGTACAGTTTTTTCTAAATGGCATTTACCTTCTTCAACGATTTCTCCTGCGTCGTTGATCTTGTCTGGGATATCAATAACTTTACTTTCTGCGATTTCTTCCGATTCTGCTGGAGAATTTAAAGTGCAAATAAGTCCAAGTTTGAAAGCGTCTAAGTTATGTTTCTTAAAAATTTCAATAATATCTTGAGCGATCCATCCGATGTGCGTTCTTGCTTCATCGCCTTTTTTCTCTTTCGCTTCTTTCATTTTGAATTGTTTTACTTTTACTTCTTCCCATGCATCTAAAATTTTTTCGTTCACATCTTTGATGTCGTCTTTCAATCTAGCGTCTGAGGTATTGATCGTTCCGTTTGCGGCGTAGATGTCTTTCCACATATATGTCGGCCGGCCAAGATTGACTTCATTCGTTTTTGACGGGAAGAAGCTACCGAGTTCGCTTGAAATTGTAACACCTTTTATGTCGTTTTCTCCATTTACGTTATACGATCTTAAAGATATCGCCCCGTTTTGACTACAATTAATATTCCCGCTTACTGATGTATTATATTTTCCGTCACTTCCCGCTCTTCCTTTATAAAAACTTATAAAAGGGGTATTACCAATGATCCGAATTCCGGGGTTGTTGAAATCCGGATCAAAAAAGTCAAAACCGTCCGCCTGAAAACGGATATTACCTTTGTCTCGTGAAAAATGAATATTTGCGTTTCCTAATTTCATAACCTTATCAGGAAAATTGTCAGACATTGGCGATAAATTGAATATATTTGTGCCGTCAATTCCATGACCCTCGCCATTTTGCGAGACAGAAGACGGAGCAAACGTAAATAAATTCCAAAAGCCATAGGCTTCTTTATTTATTCCGTCGACTCCCTCGGATAACGCTCTACTGTCAATCAAAAAACCATTTGCTACAGGCGATTTATTAGACGCTGTTGTCATATGAATACAAACAGAATTATTGTTTGCACTTGGGCCGTCATTTTTTGTAGTTTTTGAAGCGGCATTTTGATGACATGAAAATTCGCCGCCGATCGCAAGTCCTTTTTGATTTGACAACTGCCAGCAAGCACCGCCCGAACCAGCGCAGTCTCCGACCCCTGCTGGGTGAGTCGGATCTGATTCAATTCCGGGGACATCAAATTTATATGAATATCCCACGACGCCAGTAGAGTCATTGTCGCCGCCAGATTTGTTTACAGATACTCCCAATATCGCTTTGGGAGCCATTCGACTAGCTGAGCCATTCTGTTCGATATAAGAATACAAACCAGCTCCGGCGGTTTCTAAGTTTGCTGTATTTCTATTGTCAGAAATGATATTAGAAACGGCAATAATCGGCACACTTTTTTCATTTGTTGTATGAACTGTATGATTAATAATTCCATCATTATTCACATTTTTATACAATGTGAACGGATCGACGTTGACAGGGATTGCACTTTTTTCCTCATAAATTTCACAATTACCAATTTTGGCAGTCTTTACATTTCCTAATTTTTCAATATTCTGATAATTTCCCTCTGGAATATAAGGTACACCTTTCTCACTTAAAAAATTAGTAAATTCTTCTTCTGTGATTGTCTCCGCAGAAATTTCGTTATCTGGTACACCTTTTTTCTGAAAATATAAACTATTTAATGTATGTTTTTTTTCAACTTTACGATTTAACAACTCTGTATTGATGAGATCCGCTAGCGTGCCATCATGAACGATTTGATCTAGATACTCTTTTACTTTATCATCAATATCTAAATTCTGCAAAAAGTTGATCGTATAATCATATAAATCTTTGAAATTGTCATGCAATTCACTTAAATTGTGTACAACGTTATAAAGTAACTGTTGAAAACTGATTTCGTCTGATAATACAGATGGAAGACCTAAATCAATCCACCCATTTCCGCAACGTTTATAATATTCCATACTATTTCCCTCCTATAAATTCCAAGTGTGTAAAAACAATTCTTTATCACTCAGTTCATAAAAATAATATTCTGCACTTCTCATATTATGAATAAATTCAGAAAAATCATAGATGATTGATCTTGCTCCCGTGTTTCCTTTTACTGTTTTTTGATAAGTCTGTTTTTCATTTGTATCATTTTTTCTTTGATTATTTTCTGAAAATTCAGCGTTTTGTTTACTATTGTCATTTGTATATTGATGTCCTTCCAATTTTTTTCCATGCTGAACCTCGTTTTCTGTTATATTTGAAATGTTTCTATATTCTGATAAATAAGATAATTCTTCAACATTTGAAAGTCTTCCTTCTGGCGTATCTGAAAAAGCGTTCTTTTCTTCTACATTATTATTTGTCCGGGTACTTCCGCTTTCGACTTCGTTGCTCGTATTATTTGAATTATTTGTAATATTCAAATTATTTTTACCATTTCCAGAATAATTTTCATTATTCTTCATTTCTCTGTTGAAATCATACTTTTCAGTATAGTTTACACTCTCATCAAGTTCAAATTCTCCAGAATAAAAATTAAAAGCTTTGTTGAATTGAGGCATATTAGTGACGAAAAAATCATGCACTTTCATTTTAAACATTGCAACTGTTTCAAAAGCATGTTCACGCATATAGAAATGATACAGCCATTTGTTTAAAAATTCTTCTTTTTTTGAAACATCGTAAAAATCAAAATCAAAATCAAATAAAAAGGAACGTAGAGCATTAATATCAGAATTAATATCAGATAATAAAGAATATTCTGTTTTATTCTGTAATAGTGCGGCTATTTGTTGAAGAGTCATTGTCAGCATGATTGTCACCTCGCTTAATTGCTGTAAACATTTCTAAAAAACCATTCTCACTTAAAATATGATCGTTATAACGCACATTAAAGTCTAAGTTCAATCTTTTTTTTGCTTTTTCACAAAATGATAGACGATTTTCCATTCTGGCATAAATTCCAGCAAGCGGAAGCGCAAGATTCTGTAAACTTTCAGAATTGTTTAAACGTTCTTTTTTATCGAGTGGAACCGGAATACCAATCCAGCTCATAAATTCTAAAATCTTTGCATTTTTAATTTCTTGCAATTTATCAGATAAGAAAGGACTGTCAAACTTTATTACATTGATAGCTGATTTGTCAAAAAATTTATCTACAGCGACAGCATTTTTATACCCGTCGATCTCAGCAAATACATTTTTGATCGCCAATTTCTGATTATCATCTTCAGCAGTTATGATAAAAGGGGTTTTCTGAGTATTTAAATTAATATTCTGCGTCATATCAATACAAGTAAAAAAGTCAGAATAATAATTAATTATATTTCGTATATTTCCAAGATTATAGTCACAAATTGTCGCATAATTTGGAAGATGTGCTGTAAATGTTGCTCCATTAAAGATTGAAAAAAGCTGTATTTCTTTAAATTCTCCATAGATATTACGATCAGAAAAAGCATTAAACGGCAGTAAAATCGGAACATCAAAATCCGTTGAAATTGCACATGCTAAAGAATAATTTAAAAGATTTGTTTCTATATATTTGCTGTCAATAAATTTATTTTCTGATAATTCCGGCGGTATGTCCCAAATATACATACTTGAAACAATATTACACAAAAGATCTTCATACATACGCTTTGTAAGATTATATTCTGCAAAATTTTCTGTGTAACGTCTATTTGTATACTGTTTTTGTAAATATTTTGATCTACTTTTTGCCATTTCACACCTCATTTCCAGAATAATCAAAAAAACCGCTTAGTGTTTTCCAAACTGTAACGCCAGCATTTACGATTGATTCTATTTCTTGTTTATAAATAGCGGGCAATTTGCCCTTTATAGTACAACCGTTTGTTTGAATGAATGTAAATTTTGGTCGATTATTAAAAGACGGAGTGTCAATTTTCATAATTTTATAACCAAAACAGGTAAAATAATCATCAATTCCTTTTATTATTTCAGTTGTCGGAAAATTCAAAAAAGAATGAAAACTTTTGTCATAAGTAACCCACTGTGCATCTGCTGAGGCTTGTCCGTGCACAACATTTGATAAGCTCTGAGCGTCTGCATATTTTGCATTTATTTCATTTGCATAGTTATACATATCAAAAAGAGAATCTGTCAATGATACTGCGCCGCCGACTCCGCCTAGAAAACTCCCCATAATTGTTTGTTTTGCAGCACTTCTAAACTGATTAAAAGTTTGTGTATTTTCGCTTGCTTCTCTTTGATTTTTGTTCATTGCATACCATGCAAGGTAAGAATCAGACGTTATAGAAGCTTGTGGAAAATTACGCATAAAAATCGAATTATTGTCAGAAAATTTATATTCTGTCAATGTTCCTGCGCCGTCATAATTTTCTACTAGTAAAGCTACTGATGCTGTTGGAGTTGGAATGCCATACACAAGTGTGCTAATTTGATTAGGATTTTCGAGTTTTTCAAATTGAATGTTCAATTCTTCACCCTCTCCATTTTCGATTGTCAGATAATAAAATGGATAAGTAAAACATTTTTTGTTTTTTGGTTTATATCCGTTTATTGTCTGATAATTTAATCGTGTTGTTGTTCTGTTTTCACGTGGCACATCTGTCGTATTTGGATCAGGCATTAAACTCTCTGGAAAATGAAACACAGATACTAAGCTGTCAATTTTATTTTCTTTTGCCAACAATTTTATAAAAGCGCCAGGGTCTTTTTCTAATTTTGTATACACAATTCCCTGAAAAATTCCACCGTAATATAGTCCGCCTTGCAATTCATCTAATTTATCTCCGTCTTGCATTACACGATATGGACAAGCGGCATACAATGCGTGATCTAATGAGAAATCATAAGAAATTTCAAAACGACTTTTTCGCATATTCTGAGGAATAATATCTTCTTGTACTAGATGTTCAAAAAGATTATCTGTTTTTGTGTGATTTCTGACAATTAAGCATTGCCCCCACGAAATTTCGTTGAAAAAAGTACTAAAGCTATCTAAATGCGTGTATAGTCTACTATTCTTTGCACTTATATACTCAATTTTGTCAACAAAAAGAAAATAAGTAAGTTCTGTATTATTTTCCACGCTACAATAATTACAATTCTGTAGCTTAGAAAATTCACAAGGAACATCAATATAATTTTCATATCTATGATAATTAGTTGTGAATTTAAAAACTGGAGTTTGAGTAGTTATCTGACTATTCATATTTAAAACATAATGTTTTCGTTCAATAATCGGAATATTTTCGTATATTTTAATCTCAGACATGGGAAAGGTTTATACCCCCTTTCCTATGATTGTAGTTTTCTTGATCGACGGATTGAAAACAGAATAAGCGTCAATAGAAATTCCGTTAGTATTACTATCTTTTTTAATTGTCAGAAAACCGCTTTTTGTTAATGTGTTTCCAGTTGCTTTCTCCTCATAAATTCCATTTTTGTAATTCCAAGCAGACAACGTAGTCGGCTTGAATTCTACTGTCTTACTATAAATATTTGTGCCGACAACTGTAGCGGCAAGCTGTATAAATGTTCCACTTTTTGCTATAAATTCAGCCGGAGCAGTGAAATTGACAGAATTAATCGTGCCGAAAGTTCCATTTTCTGCAATGATTGCACAATTTGCAAAAGGATTAATTGAATAGCATTTTTCTACATGTAGATTGTAATTTCGATACGCACCAAGACCGTTCTGGTCTTCAATCATTTCTTTCCATCCGGGAATCAGCATGAGCCATTCTCTGTCAAATACTACAGCTTTTATTTTTTTCAGTAAATTTAATTCATCTGTAGTAAATTCTCTGTAATTAACGTCATCAACTAAAATTTCTTGTAGTCTTTCATAATCAAAATCATCAAAATCATCATATAATAATTTTCTTGCATACATGTCAGCATATTGAATATTGAATGCTTCTGCATAGACATTTACGTCTACTTTTGCATCGACATCGGCAGAAATCATAATATTTTGATCATTTTTTGCACAAGTATTTGCAACTCCAACAATATTGAAATCTCTTCTCATAAATGTGAATTTATTTGAAATAGCTCTGAATTTTTCTGACAATTCCTGTGGAGAATAATTGACTGATAATTCTGTATAATACTGACGTCCTAATAAAATTTCCCTTGCAATCATATACTTCGTCACTTGATAATCATCGTACTCTTCTGATGTATACATTTTTGAAATAATCTCATTCACGAATGAGTTGAATGCTGGATCAGAAGTAAACGCTTTTGCTAACTGTTTACGTGAAATTGTGACAGGATATACACGTGCTGTATTTATATAATGAAATGATGCTTTGATATCAGGTAGCTCAATTTTTAAATGTTCGCTTTCTGCTCTGCTCATATCATAACCATAAACTTTAGTAAGATCAATAAATGAATTTTCTATAAATTCTCCCAATTTCATTTCTGGACGTTCTAATTTTCTGAATGGACTTTTCCACTTTGGCGAATTAACTAACATATAAGACATACGACAAATTAAGTCAGAAAATTCTGTCCTTAATGCGACATTATCCATGATAATCGCACCAATACTCTGCACGCTTTCCGCCCCCGGAATTGCTACAGGGACATAATTTTGATAAGAAGCAGAAGCCTGATCACGAATAAAATTTAAAACCTGTTCAGACGTTCCCGTGTAAAATGTAGTTGACTGCATATAAATTCCTCCTTTTATTTTATGTTTTTAAATAAATCATCAATAGTAACATTAATTGTCTGATTATTTTCTGGTTTCTTATTTTTAGAATTATCAGAATAAGTACCAAAAATTTCAGATTTTAGCCGCTCTCGTTCTTGTTTCCGTATTTCTTCCTCTTTTTCTTTTGAATTGTTAGACAGTTCTTCAATTTCTTTATCATATTCATTATGAATATCTGCTATAAATTTTAGATCTTCGTCACTTGTTTTGTCTTTCATATAATTTTCTAAACATTCTTTAAAACTCATAAATACCGCCTCTTTTTTAAATAAAATATAATTTTTCTTTTTTTCTTTTTCGCTGGAGGGCGAGGTGTGGAGGAACAGGCATGGGGATTTACAATAAAGCCTTGTAATTTAAAATGTCCCCACATAATTCCATCTTTTACATTCATTTCAGATAATAGAAACAAATCGCCGCCGTAGGCAGAATTTGAAAGTGTAATATTGCCATTTTTAGACAACTTTTCAACAATAGCAACATGACCAGCACCGCCGTTCAGATCTTCAAAACAGGCTACTGCACCAAGCGAAGGCTCTTGTGATTCTGTATAGATAGAATTGTCTGAAAACCATTGCCCACCGTCCGAAATTGGCAGTTTTGGAATGTCTTTTAACCCATTTTGTTCCCACAATTCCCACCAACGACCCCAAGCGTAACATGTACAGTTTGGCAGACCGAAACCAGCTTGAAAAAAAGGATTTGTATTTGAATACCAATATTTCGCCCCGTCAATCCCCGAAGCTGTCAGACGTGGCTTATAGACACATCCGCTTGTGCCACTGCACGCCACCACGCCCGGCGGTGGCGACTCGGTAGTAATTCGTTTATACCATTCTTCAGTTGCAATGATCCGTTCTGCGACATGATTCACAGCTGGGTCTTCAGATGGTTTTTCATAATAGCTGCACCAACCAAGTGCATATTTTTCAAGAGAATATTCAGACGAATTAGCAAAATCTTGCCAAGTCGGAAAATAATTCCCGCCTAATCCGTAAGCGTCGTACAAATTCCAGTCTTGTTCGATTGTTTCAAACAAAAATTCTAATTGTGCGCAACCGTCATATTCTTCTTTTCCATTCGCAACGACCCAATTATAATACTTTGTCCAAGGTGTCCAAGCAAACAGGTACGCTCCCGGCACATAGCCGCAGCTACCTTGATAGTCTTGATGTTCCACTTCGGCACAATATTCCCACGAACCCGGATTACAAGCACTCTCATATTGAATATTACCTAAAACTCCAGCCACTGCGTGATCTGTCCAACCACGTTCTTTCAACGAAAGAGCTAACATCCAGTAATTATGTTCTGTATGTTCAAGTGAATGTAGCGGTCTTTGTGGAAAATAAGCGACCCACCAACCATTTATAAAGACATCTTCCCCCATATTTTAATTTACCTCTACAACAAAGCAATCAAGTCCATATTTTTCAGATAATTCTTTTTTGTAATTGATTGCATTTTGTTTACTTTTAAATGCTCCGCATTGCAGACGATAAAAATGAGAAGAAGCAAGATTAAAAGTTTCTTCTAAAGTGGTCAGAAAACTTTTAAAAATATTTTTCGTTGATGCAATATAGCGATCCATATCCGCTTTTGATGATATAAAGCATACTTCAACTAAGCAATAATTTGCATTTTGCTTTCTTGCGATATTCATATTAAGCAAATCATCACGCAATTTTAAACCTCGATTTGTAAAGCCTAATTTTTTCATTTCTGCCAGAAAAGAGCGCTCAAAAGTCACTTTTTGATCTGGATGCATTAAAATTTCACTTCCATGAGCGGAAGTGTCAGAAAAAGAATTAAAATGAATTTCTATTGTATAATCATATTTTGAAAAATCAACAATATTTCCTTTTTTATTTTCTTTGTAACAATCTTTAGAAGTGTCATACAATGTAAGTTCTAATTCTTCGCTAAACTCAGAACTTAAATTATAAACCTCCTGAATAAAATTTCTTGTCAATGTACATTCTTTATAGTTGTTCCCGATCGCCCCCGGATCGCCATCGCCATGACCAGCAATTAAAAGAATTTTCATACAATTTACTCCTTATCTGAAAACATATCTAATTTTGTCAAAATTTTTTCTAAAACTGTTGTATTTCTATCTATTGTATCTTTTAATTGTAAAACTTCTTCTTTATGCAAAAGTGTTTGCTTATAAGCATAATATGAAATACAACAGCACGCGAAAATCGGAAAACCGACTGAGCTAATCATGTTTATAATTTCATTCATTTTTTTTCCTCCTTATTGGGGGGGAGTTGAACCCCCCTTCATGAAAAAACGAACTACTAAAAGTTCTCAACTTGTCCTTTCGTAATAATTATAGCATATTATGTCGATATAATCAAGTTTAATATGTCTAAAAATTCAGACTTTGTTTCAACATTATTGAAATACACTTTTCCAACTGTATACATTTGTCTGAAAAATTTAAAAAATGGATGATATGATGAAAATAATTTCACTGTATCAGATATATTTTTTAGAGAAAATGTGTAGTGATTTTGATGCTTTTTTGTAACTTTTTTTATAAATATCTTTTTTTCTAAATTGTCAACTAAGAAAGCAAAAATAAATTGATTGTATTCTACAGTACATACTACTTTAGAATTTTTAGAAACTTTTTCTATATTAAGATAATGATCTTCTTCAAAATCAACAGAAGAAGCCCATTCATCATAAGCAGTCCCTGCCAACAATTTCGCCACACACGAAGTTTGTCTTTCTGTCGTGATCTCAGATGAATAAATTTTTAAATATATAGAACGATTGAAATCTATATACTCATCTTGTCGCTTGATATTCAGATTTATAGTATAAGGATTATAAAACATATTTGCATTACCTAACAAAATTATCTGAACATTTTCACGCAATCGAACTATTGTATCTAGCATAGACGCAAATATATTAAATTCATTATTCAAATAAGTTTCGCCTTGCTTTATTGTGAATTCATCAAATATAATAAGAGAAAGATCTTCAATTTCAAGACCTCTGCTCTTTAACTCTGATAATGCCGCACACCGCCCACATAAAAATTTTTTATTCCCTCGCTTGAGATAGAAACGTCTGCCATTATTTTCAACGTCAGCAAAACGTGAAAATAAAGTATTTTTTGCAAATTCTAATTCATTTTTATAGCGACGTCTGATATAAAAGAATTTTTTATTTACATTTTTCCCGTCAAAGCTTTCAGAAATCATCTTGTAAGCATAATTCACAGTTGAATAAGTCTTCCCGCCGGTCCGTGCCGAATATATCATCGTTAAGAAAAAATTTTTATTCAAATCGTTTTCTACATCAATAAACATCTTTTCACCTCTTCATCTTTTCATATTTTCTTTTTAACTGTTCCGCTTTTTTCTTTTTATATGCTATTTCAGCTTCTAAAAATTCAGAATTTGCAAAATCTTCAAACTTCTTTATGACTACATTCCAATCTGTTTGACTGTCATAATATTCTTCATAAAATATTTCTACTAATTCCTCTGAATTTGAATATTTTCGCTTGTCTTTGTAGACATCACTTTCAAAAAACCGCATAAGTGTATCGTTATCTTTAATTTGAACTTTAGATCCGTTATCTCTAAATTTCTCATTCAAAGTATTTCTTGCTTTTTCTATACGTTCATTATAACTTTTTAAACCCGTTTTCGTCGTTCGACTCGATGTTAAGAAATGTGATAAGTTAGCTATTAAACGATTCACGTCTTTTTCATCTGTCACTTTTTTGAAAAATTCACGCTCAGAAGTTCTAAAAATATCTGTAAAAGGCTGAGAACTTCCCAGAAGATTAGCTTTTGCTAATCTTCTGATTCTACTATTCGCAGTACTTCTATAGCTTTCTACTTGCTTAATTTTTTCCGTTAAATCTTCGATCTTAAGTAACTTTTTGAACTCATTTTCAGAAAACTTTTTCGGTTGAAATAATACTTTAGCCATTCGCTACCCCCATAAAAAAATCTTACACTCTTTTAAAAGTCTTTCGTAATCATTCGTGATTCCTAACTCGTACGTCGTTTCGACCATTGCAAGTGACGACGTTGTAACTTCTTCTGTAGTTACATTGTTATAATCTGTCAATCTCTGTTTTCCAACACTGTCAACTCGATATGCTACATTTCTGCCCGATTTTTCTATTGGAATAATTAGACCAATTTTAAAAATGTCATCAACTTGTTTTACTACTGAATTAGAAATATGATTATATTTTTTAGCTCGTTTAATTTTATAAGATTTTTGTAAACTATATGAGCATTCTCGTTGTTTTAGTAAATAATTAAAAACTTTTTTTCTTGCTTGTTCTACAATGTAATTACTACCTTGCTCTTTTGAACAGCCTGCTACTGTAATTTTCACTGTATGACACTTTCGTTCATCTTCATAAATAGAAATATATTTCTTTGCTCCAAAAGTTTTGAATTTTTTCGATGTTTTTTCTATGTCGAAAGTCCCCATATAAAATTTTTTGTCGTCTCGAATTGCAAAAGGTTTAATATCTAATTTTAACATCTCATTAATTAAATTATTATTATAATCATTAATTTTATTAAGATGTTTTTCAATATTAAGAAATTTTACAGAATCAGTATCGACATAAATAACGTCGTCTCCAATTATATCAATCATTTCTTGCAATTCTTTTCTTGCGTAAGATGTAACCCAGACACCCCATTGAAAAGCTAAAAAACCTTTATCGTACTCTTTTTTCAATCGCTTTTCTCGTTCTTCTTCTGTTAATTCTTCCTGAAAATAACCATTTTGTAATAATTGTGTAAACGCTTTTACACAATTTGTAACCATCATGCCATATATTGCATTCAGCAGATTTTTACTTTTTGCATACTCATATTCTTTTCCTGTAACGTTTTTTAATTGTGTTTTATTTACAAAAAATTCTAATGTCAATTCTCTGATCTCGCATGGCAGATAATCTTTTTTTGCTGTGTATAATTCTTCAATTATAAAGAAAGTTTCTTCTTCTACTTGCTCTTTTATAATAGAAAAGTCAATTTCATTACAATAAAAAGAACACATTTCACATGATAAAATACGCCCGTTGTCATTTACAATTTTAGAAGTTGTTTTAGTGCATTTTGAAAAAGGCAAATATGGAATTGTAATATCTTCTTTCACTTTATAGTCTATCGCAGTAATTTTAAAAATACAAGCACGTTCATTTATACAAAATTCTATAAACTCAAAATCTTCATACAATTCTTCTTTTACTTTTTGAAATGCCGTGCATGGATATTTTCTGAAAAGAATTTGAAACGGATAAGAAGACGATATGTCGATTGATGCTACTTCGTCTAAAAACTTTGTAGAATAAAAACGATTAGCATGAGTGTTTCCACCTCGAAACATATAAACAAGACGATCAAAAATATCCAAGGTCGGACATAAGCGCTTCACGGCTTCTTTATATGAAATATTATTTTCTACTTTTTTCTTAAGTTCACGCCTCACATAACCCGTAGAAGTGAGAGGAATTGAGAAAAAGCCATTTTCTTCTTCTCGTAGTCGTTCTTGAATACATTCATAAAGTCCAGCTACGTCATTAAAACAATAGCGCAACTCTTCAATCGTGAGAGACGTTAAATGATGTCTCTTCTTCTTATAGTCTAAATCGCCTTTCAATTTTCCATGAATGACATTCTTTGTATTTTCACAAAATTTTTGCAAGTTCATATTTGATAATATGTAACTACAACGAAATTCAAAACCCTCTTCCGTCAAAATTTTCACGGGCTTGTCTTTTGCGTTTGCCCAGCTCTTTTCTGATATAACTTTGAAAAAATTGTGTATAAACTGCCACTCAAAAGACAAATTGTGAATATAGCAAACCATCACATTCTTTGAAGAAAGCTTATAGACTCTTTGAATATTAGAAAAATGCGTATAAAGTTCTTCCCATGTTCGTCCATAAAAGCATTTTCCACAGACACAAGTCTGCCATATATACATTGTTGCAAACGGTTCTTTTAATGTCGTCCATGTCGTTGATTCAATATCGAAAGTCATAAAAGCATGACGATATTGAAAATTGTGACGTTTCCCAGCCCGTTTTACATATATACCATCCGAAAAAGGAATTTTTGAATCAAAAGTATAGAAATAATCATTATTTCCTAAATCAATAAACTCATTCTTATTTTCTAAACTTTTAACACTATATACAAATCCGTCATTCTCAAAATAAATTTCTTTTTTATCACGAAAAATTTTTTCTACTCGTTTCCCAGCGACGATATCTCCGACTCGTTTTTTCTCATTTTGAAATGTGAATGAATCACATGGTATTTTCATTTTAACACTCCTGTTTTTTTCTTATAGTAATATTATATCATACTTATAAAAAAATGTCAAGTGTTAAAAAAACTCCCCCAGCAAAAAACTGAGGGAAGTAGAATCTGGCACTTACGAGAACGGAAGTTCTTCATCTTCGTAAGAAATGAAATCAACTGTTGAAATTTCAATTCCGCTACTAAGTTTTTGAATGGCTTGTAAATACGCTTTCTTACCTGTTTTATTACGATAATTCCATTCTTTGATCGAAACTTTAAAATTACATTCATCTCCTGAACAAATATCAGTCGCATCAATTTGTTTTAATTTTCTGTCATACAGCGGAATTTCATAAATAGAACTTGCGTTCATAATATAAAAGTCTTTATACTTTTCGTCTATTTCTGCTCCGTCTGAAATCAAATCGTTAATGTCATCTGTCGCTTCTTCTTTCTTAATTAAGATCATTGCTGAATAAGTTTCTTTATCGAACGCTTTCCATTTCTGTGTCAAATGTGGATAATTAATAAATCCATGTATAATTTTTACCATTCTAAAACCTCCCGTGGTGGAATCATTGCATAGCAAGTGTATAAATTTTTTGCTATACGCACTGTATAGATTTCAAAATCTACGTCACAATTAAAAATATCGCCTTTAAATCGAAAAACTTGTGAGTTTTTAATACGACAATTATAACGATCTGAAATCATCTCCGCTAGATGTTTTCGGTCACACTCGAATTCCCCAATACAAAAACGAACGTCATAGGTGAGTCTACATCTAATCAGATCTTTTAAGTACCCTTCTTTAATAATTGAATAAGCACTTTCACCGTTTTTGTCATAAACAACTTTTCCACCGTCAAAATGATATTTTAAACTGTGCTCAACTTTTGATTCTTCATATAAGCGCTTATTATTAGCTTTTACTTCATATTTAGAAACTAAAATATACATATCATCATTTAAAAATTTTGCCACTTCTGTTGTGTAAATATATTCTCCTGTTATAATATGTTTAAAAAACATTTTTCTCTCCTTTCTTTTCTTTTCTTCATTATATTACATTTTTTTAAATTTGTCAAGTAATATTTTAATAAACTCGGTTTCCCGAGTTAATTTAATATAATTATTTCAACTGTTTTTCTATGAGTTATTCTATCATAATTACTTTCGTAATAAGAATATATAATGCGTTCACCTAGAAAGCCGATAATTTCAATATCTTTCATGTTTCTACCTGTTGCTATGCTTATCTGTCTCTTTAATACTGCAAGTTCTTTTTTTGTCATATCTCATTCTCCTTTTTCTTATATAAGTGCTGTTCTTTATTACACTTATATATT